TTGTTCCAAATCCATATCCTTGACCTTTTAAATCACTAACGTTAAAAATGGATGTTGTTGTAGCAGTGGTGTTACCTGTTACAACCTTTAATTGTTCAATAACGGTAGGATCTGATGGGGATATTGTAGAATTATAGGGTTTACCTAATTCTATATTAATTTGACTAAAACTAATAGGCCCGCTAGAAGAAAATGACATGTATGCTATAACCTCTTATAGCATATTTACCTTAGAATAATTAAGCGCCAGAGCGAAATAACTTCTGTACGACTATGCTGTCTTTAGGGGTCAAATTTACTGATTGACAATCCCCAACGTGATTGATTTATATCTAGATTTTCTACAGAGTGTATCTCTGAAACATCAATTTCATGCCAAACATTATTTTCTATGCAATGTTCTTCAATTTTTGTCAATTTACTGTAAGGATATTGTCTACTAAAGAATCTCAGCATGTCTTTACTTAGACTGCTAGATCTGGGTAGTGTTTCTCTCCACCAGCAAGTGGTTACATGTTCTCCGCCCACACTAATCCAATAATTTATAGCACGAACACGATGGAAATCTCGATGTGGTGCAACGTATATTCCATTTTTAATAAAAACAATGCCAATCTTACATTCGGGATCAACCCATTCTTTAGACCATTGTTGAATTTCTTCTCCAGCCTTTATCAAAGAAAATTCTGCACAATCACCCAGATCAATTTCAGGGTCCGGATTACGAAATTTTATACCATCATCTTCTGAAGGTAAATTTTTAACAATATCTTTGGTCAGTTGAGCAGGGCCCAATAATATATCACGTTCACGCCATTCTTTTTCCGCTTGTGCAATAACCCATTCGGGAGGATGTGGTAGGTCGGGTCTATATTTTAAATGGCTCATATTGTTATAGGATTTGTTTTAGTTATAAAAATGTCGCTGGAACATATACAGTCAACCTGTTTACATTCTACAGGTTCTTGAATCCATTTGATGTCGTCGAGTTGTTGTATCCATCCTAGATCACGATTCTGGTAACAATTACTAGCACCGATCTGTCCTGTATACTGCACATATATACTTTCTATGCCCTGCCAACAGGTCCATCCGGTAAAATGATGTTGATTGGTATTAATCAAATATGTGGGATCTAATCTTTCTGATCCTGTTTGAAAGTTAATTGTACTTAATAATGGTGTAGGAGTATTAATCTGTTGATCGTATTGTTTACATAGTTCTATAGAAGCAAACTTTCCATTATTATTTTTAAACCATTCAAGTTGTTCTGGACTATAATTTCTACTGGCAAGCCCGTGTGGATGTGGATGCCATTCTGTGATCTTCACAGGTTCGTAGGTCAACGCAGATTCTTGTTTAATTCGGTCATACATTTTTATACATTGATCCCAATGTGTTGCCGGCATCATAAAATTAATTTTAGTCAGTGTATATCTAGAACATTCTATAGCTTTTTCCAAGAACTCAGCGTCTTCTTCTTCTGGATGGTAACTTAAACATATATAACGTAATTTTGGTGCTAGTTCTTTGTAATATCGTAGGGTACGTGCTCCGTTGCTGGTAATACCCACAGTATTGTTTTTAGATCTTAGTAGGTCAATTAGATCAATAAGCCAAGGACTCATAGTGGGTTCACCCCCACTGATGGTTACATGTATACGGTCATGTCGACTCTGTAAAGTTGTTATAAATTTCTCTACGTGATGCCATTCGTAGTGATGGTTTTTACCATTATGTAAACTATCCGGGCAATAATTACAAGCCCTATTGCATATATTATTAATAATCCAAGTGAGATGCATGACCCCTGTAGTATTTTCTATGCTTTTGATAGGTATCATCAAGCACCCACAGAGAATATCTTCTGTGCGGCAGTTGATCCGGGTGGTGGTTCAAGTATAGTCCATTCTGTGCCCAGTACCGGAGTAAGATGTATATGACTACGTGGCAACCAATATTTGTCACCTTCAATTTTTAATTGATCAACCATATTAGAAAACACTGAGTCAATCATAACTACAGCTTCAGCACCTTCAATAATTTTAAGCCAGTCAAATATACAATCTGTTTGTTCTGTGATCTCAATCTGTTGCCAATCTTCGGGAAAACTGCTAGTGTCTGGTCTAAAACTAAATGTGCTACCCTCTGAATGTATCACAGCGTATTTCTCTGATTTAACCAATTTATCGTAAAGATTTTTTTCACGTTCTGGGTTTCTAGTAATACACTCAGCCAATGTCCATTTACGTAAAAAAGGAACACCTGCCTTAGAATACTTAAACTCATCAAATTTCTGTAATTGGAAGAAAGGCACCTTACTCAGTTCTGGACGTATATTAAGACTTTGATACAAACAAACTATGTCTGAGACATTAAGAGCTTTAAGACGTTTGTTAGGTTCTGTCCAAAAGAAATCACCTTTAGTATCTGTGGGGATTGGGATCCAATGCACCCAACTGGCCGTTTCTTTTACCGATGACCAAAATTCTTCGCAGATTGGCCATACTACTTCATCGTAGTCCAAATGGTCCAAATAATATCGTGCTATAGGAAGGGTCATTAGGATATCTCCTAGACCTCGACTTTGTATAATACCTATAGGTTTTTTCATTTCTATTATCCCTTTATATTATATTAATTTATTGTTAAGCGTTATTGAGGATAACTTTTTAGAAATATATTCTCTGGTCAACGTCAATGAACGTTTTCTGTAGTCCATTAAGTCTGTGCTGTGTGTCCCGATATTTCTACGAGAAAACGCTATTGGACGTACCATTGATAATACCTTTTGATAATCTTGTTTATATAAACTAAGATATCTAGCTGTGGCAAATACATCTAAATATTCTGGTCTATTTTGAAACTTACTAACAAGTTCGTCACATTCTTTTATGTTGGTATATTGATTCTTCCAAGAAAATTCTGATAAGTTAGCAGATTGTATAACGGTACTAACATCTTCGTCATAAGCACTATACCCAAATTTTTCCATATCAAGACTAAATGCAGATAACGAGTCTTGATCCTTGTAAAGAGTTAATAATTGCCAACCATAACTTTGATCACTCCAATTGTCTACAAACCATTTGTTAGTTTCAACCATACTGTCAATGGTCTCATGTGGAAGACCAGCAATTAAACTAGCGGTAGCTCTATACATACCAACATTAGTATTCATATACTGTTTCATTTTCAACAGCAATGATTTCATAATATCGGGATCCATGCCCTTACCTATTATTTTACCCGAAGTCCTATTAAATGTTTCTATACCATAGAAGTGCATCCAAACTCTAGCTTCTGCAAGTAGTTCAAAGTGTTCAGGATGTGCTTTCAACAGATCTAATCTTACAAATGCTTTGAAGTCTGGAGTAAAGTCTAATCGATTTACCACGTTTTTTAAAGTGATAAGTTTTTCTGTTCGATCGTTTAATGTATCATCTGCTATTGCATATACGGTGAGACCGTGCGTGTCGTAGTTGGTCATTAATTCTCGATACAGTGACTCTTCCTCGGCAGTGGTACTATTTTTCATACCAATAAACGGAAAACTACAGAATTTGCAGGCAAATTTACAACCTCGACTAAGTTCAATAGTAGTATGATTTTCTGGAACTATATAGTCGTTATCTTGAAACGTAACATTATAATCTTTATAAGGGGTAGCCGGATAATCTTTATAAGCATCTATATATAGTCCTTCAAATTTGGCTTCAGCTTTGGGTAATTCTCCATTACCAAATTTATAATCTAATATAGCCTTGATGGCCTTTTCGCCGTAGCCCATGACATAGTAATCACAATTTAAACTTTCTCTAAAATTAAATTGGCCTCCTACGATGAATAATAGATCGGGGTACCAGGATCTAATTTCTCTTATCAGTTCATTTATTTTGGGACTAATCACTAACCAAGAATAGCTAATGCCAATCCATTTAGTATCTGGTCTTATTCTAGATTTCATAAATTGACGTATTTGTTCTAATTCTATGAATAAGATGTAGTCCAATACTTCAATATCCCAACCTTGCTCTCGTAACACGTGGGCAATTCGATAAGCACCTGTTCCTCTATAATTTGTTAATTCATAATAACCTGTAAGAATTACTGCATGACCTTTAGGTAGTTGATCAATTACAGTATTTTCTTGTTTTAAAATTATAGGTGATTGCATAGTTTAAAAATAATTACCATCGGGTTGATCGGGAAAATAGCACTCATTGCGTTCTGTGGGTAAATCTCTACGTGCCTCGCACCAAAAAGTCTTGCCCAATCCAATTGCTATAGCTAATGCCGCCGACTGATTGCCTATAAAGAAGTCACTGCTGTTTATTGCTTCAGCAACATCTAATAATGAAGTAGTTGGCCAATATTCTGCTCTCCATTTAGTTTGAAGAATAAAGTTTTTATATTCATCATGATGTCCTATGAACAATGCTTTTTGATCAAGGTCTTGATCTCGCCATTCTTGCCATTTGGTATTAAGTTCTTGCGGAACCCATCTACCTGTTCGATTAACAATAATACGTCCTTGAAAATCTTTACTAACAGGAGCAGTAAGCCAAGGTTGTGTACGTAATTGTTTTTTAACTCCGATATCTTTAATTCCAAAAACATCTGCGTATAGATCTACATAATTTCCAGGATGCCCTACAAATGGTTTTCTAAATCTGTCCAAATTATGTGTAATCTCATCAGTCTTTAATAGTTCTCTAAATTCTGTAATGTATGATTGGTAATTCATAAACGGAGTTAAGAACTCTAAATCTTTTTTATTCATTCTTCCTTGATGATATCCTTGAGGAGCATTTCCGTAGTAATGCATACCGATTGTATTAATTTGATCTAGGTGTAAATAAAAGTTACCACCATTCAAATGTTTCACAATTGGTAAACTATAAATTAAATCGCCTGTGGTTCCGGAATGTTTAAATGAATTCATAATGATGATAGATTGTATTTTAATATTTAATGTTAATGCCAATGGGCTTGACAAAATCAGGAAATCTGTCTAAAATAAGTGATAATTGAAGTGTATTGTATCTAGTTTTCATTATGATAACTAATTAACCATACGCCATTGTGAAATGGCATTAAATTTAGAAAGGAGGACGTTATGTCTGTTACTACTCTAAATCCTGTCCAGGTATTGGACTCTGACATTATAGAAAAAGCAGGGAGATATATTACTGTTTTTATGATGTTAGTAGGATTATTATTAAGCATTGCTCTATTAAATTGGGCAGTGAAATCAAAAATGTCACAACTAACTATAGTTTCAGCATCTACTGTCACTGCAGATATTCGTGAACAACAATTAGCCTGTTTGGCACGTAACATATATTATGAAGCAGGTAGTGAGCCGTTTGAAGGAAAAGTCGCAGTTGCACAAGTAACATTAAACAGAGCCGCCGCATCTCAATTCCCAGATGATATTTGTCAAGTTGTATATCAAAAGAATATAGTGTATACAAAAGTTATATGCCAATTCAGTTGGGTATGTGATAGACCAAATGCTATTCGTCCGGTCGATTCTGCTGTATATGCTGAAAGTATGATTGTGGCAAAAAAGGTATTATTAGAAAACTTTAGATTACCCAGTCTTAATAATGCTTTATACTTTCATGGGGATTATATTAATCCAGGATGGAAGAAAGAAAAGATTGCACACATCGGTCGACATATATTTTATAAGTGAGAAATAATATGGATTTTATTAAAATTGCCAAAAAAGCTCCAGAGTATATATTAGTTGTAATACGTGAACATCTTAGCAATATATCAGCACACACATTGGGGTGGATAACCATAGTGTTATTGCATTTTGCTAGTATCCCTACATTATTAGCAGTTTTATTGGGACAAAGTGATCGACTACCCCCGGTAGACTTGATGATCTTTGTTTGGAGTGCGTTGATTACGTTATTTTTTAAAGCTCTAATTGATCGGAACGGATTGTACATTGCTACAATTTCTATGGGTTTTGCCGCACAAACATTGCTTATGGGATTGATCTTATTCAAATAAATAAATTCATGAGAGCACATGAATTTATTACAGAAGATTGGAACAAAGTCAATCACCACGACAAGACTAACGGCCTGAGTCAAAAAGCTGTTAATGCCTATCGTAGAGAACATCCGGGTAGCAAATTACAAACAGCGGTAACTACTAAACCTAGTAAATTAAAAGCTGGCTCAAAAGCCGCTAAACGTAGAAAAAGCTTCTGCGCTAGAATGAGTGGTAACAAAGGCCCAATGAAAAAACCCAATGGCAAGCCTACTCCTAAAGCATTGGCCTTACGTCGTTGGAACTGTGAAAGTGTTGAACACATGATAGACATGATTATTGAGAACATGGATCATGCTAAAGATAATCAAGCAGTACCAGAATTAAAAGCGGCATTGTTGGCAAAGAAAGAAACTCTACAACATGCCAGCGAAGATCAAGTATACGATATTATTGATACACTAATGACACGCATTGCTAAGTCACATGGTATAAGCGGGCAGAAGTTACACGACATGTGGGTTGATCAGTATGACGAGGTGCCGGATACCTGGATCATGGATGAAAACTTTGCAGATGGGCGTCATCCTGAAGATAAGGGCGACAGCAAAAGATATAGTGTGCCTACTAAAGCAAGTGTAGGTACACTACGCAAGGTTGCCAAACAAGGCGGCCGTAAAGGCGAATTGGCACATTGGATGGCTAACATGAAAGCAGGGAAAAATAAATGAGAGCGTCAGAATTTATCATTGAAAAAACTAACCCTAAAATTTGCCGAAGTCCAAAACGATTAGGCAGAAGTGATTATTCTAGTTGTGTAAGTCAAGGGCTTCGTCCACATCAATCAAAAGGTAAAGGCCATACTGACGGGCATGGGAATTATCTAAAAGGCCGTAAGGCTAAATCAGTTCATTATGGAGGAGATGTCAAAGACTACGATGGTAAGTAAGTTACCTAAGTACTTTTATGACAATCCCTGTATTCATTGGATATGATCCAAAAGAAGCTATCTGTTATTCTGTAGCTAGTCACAGTTTAATTAGAAATAGCTCAACACCATTAAGTATCAATCCATTAAAATTATCTCTACTAACAGAGTATAAAGAAACACATAACGATTCAAGTAATGAATTTTGTTATAGTAGATTTTTAGTACCCTATCTATGTAATTACACCGGCTGGGCAATCTATATGGATTGTGATGTTATAGTTAATACCGATATAACAGAGTTATGGAATTTAAAAGATTTTTACAAAGATGTTCAAGTGGTCAAACACGATTACAAAACTCGGATGCCTGTAAAATACCTAGGAGCAAAAAATGAAGACTATCCTCGAAAAAATTGGTCTAGTGTTATTTTGTGGAATTGTAGTAGCTTTCCTAACAGGAAACTTACTCCCGAGTTCATCCAACAATCCTCGGGCAGTGAACTCCACCGCTTCTCGTGGTTAAACGATGATCGTGTAGGCGCACTACCAAAAGAATGGAATTGGTTATCTGACGAATATGGGGTTAATAATTCTGCAAAAATTGTTCATTATACATTAGGAGCCCCGTGTTTTAATCCACAAACTCCAATGGCTGATCTTTGGTTCACTGAAAAAGACCTTGCAACAGGTTGTAATAGATAAGCTAAATATAGTATCATAACTAGGAATTTTTATGCCGTATGAAACTGAATTAAATGCTTTAAAAACTAAAAAAGAATATTGGAAATCGATTAAAGTTCGTGATGATTTTCATGGCGGAATTAAATGTCCCACAGGAAAATGGACAACAGTATGGGAAGAAACTTCGGAAGGTCTGTATGTATTATGCGACCACTATACGTACACCGAAGTCACTTTGTATGGTAGTGAAGGACAAACTTATTCTATATATAATAATTTTGGAATACATGATTGGAATATATTTAGAGAATTATATGTTGCAGGCTACGAATCAAAGAAATTTAGAACAGAAGCTCCATTTTATCAAGAAACTATAATGATAGATGAAGAATATTGGAGTTTCATAGTCACAGCTCCTCCTACCGGGGAATACGGAGTTAATATATGGGATACAAGTATAGATCAAGGATTCTCCGATGAATTTGTTAGTACATTAATAGAACAAGCACCAATAATAACTGCTTTAAAAACTATCACAGAAAAATATGGCACGGGGATGACTCCAAAAATATTTTGTGCTGGGAATATATTAAAAAATTCGTCAGGCTACTATTGGACATTTTTAACAGATTACACGTACAGCTATGAAAGATGTCTTAGAATAGGATATGCTAATGCTAAACATGTAAATTCTAAAAAATATAAACTAATTAAAGGGATGTTAGATATTAATAATGCATCTGCTAATGATGCTGTTGACCATAAACAAACTGCAATAAATATTGTCGATCAATTTTTTAATTCAATTTCGGAGTCAAAATAATGAAAAATTTCTTTAGATTAGAAGTTTTTAAAGATGATCAACTTGTCTTTGATAAACAATGCCCAACACTATTAATTACAAATATTGTCCGTCAATGGACTGGTCCCGATTTAAATTACAAACTTCGTGCAACATTTGATTCCGGATTAGTAATGACATCCGATGGTATAAGCGGGCTAATAGGTACAGATGGTATGTGGAATTTAAGAACAATAGTAGAAGAAGACGCAAACCAATCCTAATATTATGCTTTCAGAATTACTTCGTAGGCTCAGTAGGTGCGAGACTAAAGAAGTCGATGCTTTCTACAATTATCTTCCTAGATGCCCTAATGATAATTGCGGCGATTGTAATTACAGTTGGGAAATTGATTCAACTGGTTACTACATATTTGGAAAAAGCAGTGTTACCTACTTTAGTCTTGTAGATGGAAAAGTATTTAGATTAGTCCGATGGTATCATCTAAACGATAACACCATGCTTAAAGATATGATGAATATATCTAAAGAAACCGGTCAATTTAGAGTAGAACAATTCATCACTGAAGATATTGTTAATCATAATGGTATAGATTATCTATACACAGAAACTAACAGACCAAATAATGAACCCGGCACAGCGTTTTTTGATGTAATATCATCCTCTAATCCAGAGCCAATTATACACAATTTTATTAATCAATTTTCTATAGTATTTCCACATATGGCAGAATTGACTGCCAAATATGGATGCGGCTCAATGTTGCTTAGTTTAAATATGACAAGTCAATGGGAACAAGACTCGTTGGGATTTTATTGGAAAAACCTAAGATTGTTTAAAACTCCCAACGATGTTTTTATTAACAATTCTTTTATAATTTTAAAACAAATAATAAAACAGCTAGAATTGATTTATAATAAAAAATATGATAAATTGGTAAGATATGCCGAGGAGAAATGGTTATTATGAAAAATTATGTAGTCGAAACCGGGTTTGGACATTTTAAAAAGACAATTGAAATTAATTTGCCAACAGCTAAAAGAATTGGTGTGTTGGTTTCGGGTGGAGCAGATAGCGCAATTTTATTATATCTAATAGCTAAACTTAATAAAGAAAATAATAATCCTAGTGAGATTATTCCTCTTACTGTACCAATTGAAGACGGCGCAAAATCCTACGCTACTATATTAGTAAGTTATATAAATCACCTGCTTGAACTTGATATGCCGGCACCGGCAATAGTAGGAAATCCAAACTTGCATCATAGTCAGAGAGTAAGTAGTGGAAGAGATGAAGCGTTCCTTTCCAATCTAGTAGATTTTGTGGTATATGGAAGTCAACAAGTACCCCCAAAAGATGAACTACAGATCGATTGGGAGTACCCTGCTAGACCTGATTCAATAAACTATTCTGTGGCATACTGCCCATTTGCCTTAGTTGATAAAAGAAATACCATGGACCTTTATAGAATATTTGATAGAATGGATTTGCTATCATTAACTCATAGTTGCACAGAAAAAACTTTAGGCAGATGCGGTAAATGTTTTAATTGCATTGAACGATCGTGGGCATTAGAGCAACTTAATTTAGAAGATTCTGGGCAACTATGATGTATATAACAAAACTTAATCTAGCCGTAGACTTAGATAAAGTTCAAACTGATTTAGATAATATCCTGAATACAGGAAATTGGATACCACATAATCAAATAGGTATAAAACATAGACCTAACGCTGATAATATTTGGAAAGATGCTATTGGTGGGTTGTTTTCTCTAACAGGAGAACGGCTGGCCAACGAAAGTGATTTTTCTTTATGGAATTGGCCAGTCCCTACATATACACAAACTGTTATAGAAGAACTAGAAAAGTTAGAAAACTTTAAAACCGGAAGAATTAGGTTTATGAGGCAAATGCCTAAAACTGGATTGAGTATACATTTTGATTTTGATATTCGATATCATCTTGTACTTGATACCAATCCCGGAGCATTATTTGGATTCTCAACAGACGATGTAGAAGAAGTAGCAAAATGTTATCACGTTCCGAAAGATGGCCATTTTTATAAGATTGATACCAGACATAAACATTTTGTTTATAACGCAGGATCAGAACCTAGAATACATCTAGTTATTTGTTCATCTTAATGTCTATGTAATAGATGTGCTATTACTTTAGATACATTAGATGATGTAAACGGTATATTACATATTAAATGTATACTATCATTAACCCAACTAATTGTTCTATGAGTTTTTCTAGTATTAACATAATATACCCTACCTGGTTCAATTTCAGCTTTACGACTATCCATTAACCAATCATAATCAGTGGGTCCACAATTATTAAGAAATGCAATTAACCTAAATGAAGTTCTGGGAATAGTTGGATAATCTCTGTGAGGAACAAAATAGCCTCCTATGTCTGACTTAACTAAAAATGTCCTACCTAATGGTTCCCAATCATTTAAAAAATGATGTAGACTATTACAGTTATTGTATACCTCAGTTTTTTCACTAAATTCTAACTCGCTGGGAATCCGTTGCAGTTCCATTATAGCTTCTGGAACACTAGGACACTTGGTATGCCCCCAACTCGGATAGTTAGTTAATGATAATCCTTTTCGATTATTTGGTCTATCAGTTCTTGGTAGATAATCTATCCAATCGTTTGAATACTGTTTGATATCAGACATAAACAATGCGGTATCAATTTTATAATCTAATGGTTCAAAATCTCCTAACGCTAATAATGATGTTTCTAATACCAATGTTTCTAAATCAACAATAGATGCATCAAATACTGGAGGACGACCACTTATTCCTGGAGGTATTAACATTATTTTTTTCCTATTAACATAAATCGTTTAAAAGACCAATCAGGATATACAAATTCTTTCTCGCCTTGAAATACAACTTCTCCTAATGGAAATTTTTTATAAAAATCTTCTAAGGTATTTGTAACATCTACATGTTGCTCATGTCTCATATTGTTTCCCTGTAAAACTATACGTTTGCCAACGGGAATATTATTCCACCATGCCATGTTATCAAAATGTTCAGTAGCTGTATTGATAATTAAGTCACAGGCTAAAGGTATTGTTTGATTACAATCTTCACTAAATGCTTTAAATTTCCAGTCTTGCCATACCCAATTTTCGTTAATCATATCTGCAATTGGTTCACAGGACAAATCTATATCATAACTTCGAATCTTATCAACAATAAAGGTTCCGCGGCTTAACAATAAGAAAGCCGTTAATCCGTACCAGCCTCCGTAGATCCAAGTTTCTAAACTATTCCATCCTGTGGATTCTAATTCTTCGCACAGCCAAAGTTTACTAGTAATCTGTCCACTACTAAATGCGTCTTTATCTATTTCCATATTGTTCTTTTAAATATGCAATTTCCGGAATAGTTTTATAAATGCTTTCATTACGTACACGATCTAATTCATCGCTAACGTAAACAAACTTTCTAGCCATAAGAGGCATATGTGGTTTTTGAAGCTCAGACATAACATATGAAAACTCATGATCGATATTAGTTTGATATGTCGAATTATACGAATCAATAAATTTTGAAAGTTTTTTGTGGATCTCTAATTTATGATCGTCACTGAGAATCTGCATATGATATTGTTGTGGATTAACTAACATATTAAAATAAAAGTTTTTATGTTTAGGTACTATTACACCTATATCAGTTAAATGTTGAATTATTTCCGGCAGTCTAAATACATTCCAAGCACCTACAGTAATACCGGGTCGAACATTAAATTTGTGTTCAACAAGTGTACATAAATTTTGTTCTACATTATTCCAATTAGTTCCACTACGAATAAGCTCTGCACGATCTCCAATCTCATCAATGCTTGGCCAAATTTGTAAGTTTGGCACCCATTTATCCCAATAGTCTAACACATTATATTTTTTATGTTTAAATGTTGATAAGTTTGTATTGTATTTGATAACAACATCATATCTATTCTTAGCTACAAGCATATCTAATATCTTGTAATGTTCATCCATAATCAATGGTTCCCCACCGGCAAAATATATATGTTCTACTACATTAACATATTTTTCTAAAAAGTCTAAATGAGATTGATTATCTATTTCTGTAATTGAAATAACTTTTTTACCTTCTTCCTCTGAGAAATAACCTAATTTAATAGCATCAGGTATCCATGTAGAACTGAATCGTGGACCGCAACTTCTACATTTATAATTACAGATGTTACTGAATCTAAAGTCCCAATATCTTAGATCTATATCGTCGGTGTGGCCGTCTTCTTTAGTAATAATAGGAATAGATTTTAATTTAGAGTTAAAATTCCTATTGTTATGTATTCTATTACTAAGACCAGTAGCCGCTTCTGCGTTGTAACACTTAGTACAGGCTTTTGGAGCTTCTCCTGCTAACATTTCTTTTCTTAGATTTTTTAATGGCTTATCATTCCATATTTCTTCTATAGTTTGTGTATTAAGATCTCCTGCAATATAATTTTGATCTGTCATCATACAACAAGGCTGTACAATACCCGATGGTTCTATATTAAGGTGTATCCATGGAAGTACACATAATTTTGGTGGGATGTTCATAGTCTAATATTTACTTGAGGATAATGTTTGAGGAATTTTTTCTGCAACCATTCAAAATTGTTAATGAGGAATAAGTCGGTTGTATTCTCGCCAAACTCTTTTCCTGCAATAGCGCCTGCTATACTATATTCTCCAAATAGTTTATTTGATCCTTTGTTGATCCATTGTTCTAATCGATATGTTGTTTCTGTATTCTTTTGATTTTTAATAATTTTTGATGATAATTTAGCACATTCTCTAAATGCACTTTTCCAAGTATTAAACGGATCTGTATTAAATTTTGTTTCACAGGCTAGTTTTTCTATTACACGTACATCGCCTAATGATGTACTAACGTCGATTAAGTTTTTTTTGTTATCTAACAAACCACACTTTGGAAATAACTTAACTCCTCCGTACCCGTATTCTAAATCATTAATAGGATTAATACTATGCCAAATATGTACATGTCTCCTATCCTGTATATATGGAACAAAATCAAATTTAAAATCATCTACAATATATGCATCAGCATCAACTACATAAAACATATCAGTAGTAGAAGAGTTTGCTGCCGCCATATGTGCATTAAGAATTCCTTTTACTCCGTTTATTCTTTTTGCATCCGGGCAAATGAATTGTAATCTATGCCAGTTATCTTCAGCATCCTTTTCTTTATAACTTAAAAAGAAAACATCATGTTTTTTTGGAATATCAAGAGTATTAATTTTACCTATTATCTTTCTTCCTTGAGAAGTTGGTATATACTCGTATATAACAGCATCTACATCCTTACCGCCAGTTAATGAATGATCGTATACCCATATGTTAGTGTATTTTAAATCCCAAGCGTTTGGTGAATAGTTTATTAGGCTTGGAGAATCCCAATCGACAAAATTATTAATAATAGATCTAACGGGTTTAACATTAAGCTGAATAATTTGTGTACGTCCGTTCCAATTGGGGGGGAATCTTTTAGCTATCCATCCTTCACCAGATTTATATTTTATACAATTATCGTTTAGTGGAATATCTACATTTATTAAACTTAGCACATCACCTTTTAATTCTGGGTTAATGATAATAAAATGTTGACCATCCTTACATAACTCACTTAATTGTTGATCATATGCTTTAGAGTCACCGTTCCATTTTATCGATGCAACAAGTTCTGGATCAATTATTCTCATAGGTCAAGAACATCCCAATTGGTATCTAACTCTTTGACCATATGATTGTACCTAGGAGGATTAGTCCATACGTCTTTAAAAAATTTACTTTGCATGGGATTAAAAAAACTTAATGGTAGGTTTAATTTTTGTTGTAGAATGTTGCCTAGCATTTGTATTTTATCTAATAAGTCTTCTTGTGATTTTTCCTTAAACAACTCATTTAGATATTCAAAATCTCTAACCTGAGTGTAATCCCAATCGGTACAATTAGTCATGTAGCAACCCAATCGAGCACCATATATTGCCCAAAGACCTTGATCAACATCTGCTCCTATAGTTTGCCAAATTAACAATCGTTGATAATTACGTCTTACAATTTGTTTTTTAGGATTAACTAAATTTTGTTTTATCCCGTTATCTAATGTCATCTTAACACCTTCACGGAATCCCGCCCTCCATGCCTGAAGTGGGGTACTATTAATATAACTTATTGAATATACATTAGCCATTTGTTGATATTGCTCGTTCCAACAAAAGTCTACCTGGCTAGAAGAATCTTCAGCTACCTCATGAGTTCGCATGTTCATGACATAATCTTTAGTCCAACATTTGAGACCACCATTGCCGTATACTAGCCCATTAACATAATTCTTTCCGCACCATGAAAATTGTTTGCCGTTATCGTCTAATGATAGGTTAAAAAAATTAGGGTCTACAATATTATCGGCATCTACAGTAATAAATCGATCAGTGTCTGATAATTGAGCCGCTGCCTTGTGTGCGGCATCACTGCCCTTAACACCATGCACTCGTTTAGCCCATGGTGCCTTGTTTAATAAGTCTGCATAGTTTTTTTCTGCATTAGGTTCATCGTAACTGATGAAAATGCAGTCTATTTCTGCTAGATTAAATGTATTCATGTGAGTATGTATCAAAAAGTTTTTTGGTAAAGAATTCAAAGTTATCTGTACCTGTATATGTTATATTAACATCTTTGTCAACTAGATCAGAGAGATTTAAATTCCAAACAAAATACGGTAAATGTGGATCACCTATCACACATGCAGTTATAACCATAAAGTTATTGTTAATACCTGCATTGATACGTTGTTTAGTCCAATCGTCTATTCTAATAGTACATTGTTTTTTTGTTTTATCTTGGTAAATTTTTATATTTGTTGTATTATCATTTTTTGGAATACTATATATTTTATTTTCTACACCATTATTCTTTTCTCGGAATTTTCTAATGTCTACTAATTTTCCAGAATAAGCCAACGGAGAATCTAATATAACAAAATAACTGCTTAATAACCAGTTACCGCTGAGAAAGTTTTCTGTTTCTTCTGGAGAAATAATAATATATGACAGTTCATTGCTTTCCAACGGTGTGGAAGTAACTCTTTCTATCATCATCGAGCTTTTAAAATAAACGCAATAGTTCATTTGATACTTCCTTATCTACATAATGCAATATTCCAGATTGCAAATAATTACCCAATCTTAATCGATCATTAGAAATATAAATTCCTAGTTGTTTTCGCCATATTTCGTCATAATACCCCCAACCCTGACATCCCGATTTCATATGTGTAAATGTAGGATAGTCTAACTTATTGGTAACATCTAAATCAAGTATTTTAACAGCAATTGCCATGGCAAGATCTATACTAGGCCATTGTTGGCGGTCCTCTAGAGCATAAAGCATAGTCCATTCATCCCAATTTAAAATTATACTTTCTAATAATTTAAAGAACTCTGCGACCTGAGGATCCTTTTTAAAATAACAAAATGCACTATAACAATTAGGTAAATCATTACTAACAAACGTTTTTCTATATGGACTATACATAACCCATTCGTCTCTATAAGTTTTAACCTTACTGGTAATTAACAAGGGAAATTTAGACAAATGATTCCACCAATGACTAACATCATCTAAGAAAATCATATCAGCATCTAATAATACTGTTTCATCATAGGGACTTAATTCATATGCTTTAGTTCTATCAAGCATTACATTATCACTGTATGACTCTGTAATAATAGTAACATTGGTAATATTGCTTTGTGTTTTAGAAATACTTTTAGATAGAAGTTTGGCCATCTCTATGTATTTTCCTTGGGCAAATATTAGATAACCTCGACTCATATTAGCTCTCTTTGAATTTTATCTAGTAAACTAAATTTATTCATTACATGTAAATCACTATCAGCAATCTTAGCAAGTTTATCATTACCAAAAGCAATAACAGAATTATCAGTCATCGATACAATATTATCCTTATCTAATGTATAGTAAAGATTAAACGGTATATCTGATACCCAATTAGAATTAGCACTACCGCCTAACTCATGCAATGCTATAGACCATATATGATCATTCCGAATGTAATTAGATGTGATATCGTAAACGTATGAATACCAATTATAATTTTGTTTAATTCTCAAACATGTATCAAAAAATGTTTTAGTTGTATCAGTTTTTTTAAAGTAACATATAGTTGCCCAATAAAATTTAATTCCGTAATTAGAAAGATAATCAAATCCCACAAACTTACGACCAAATAAATCGTTAGATTGTCTACAGACCAACATATCGTCTTGATGATTCCATAATGTGTTTAATCTATCTGATTGTATTGCTATATCGGTATCTATTACAATAGTTTCGTCGTAGGGTGTAAGGTCCCAACTTAGACATCTATCAATGTTGTGGAAACTTAAACTCTGACCGCTATATTTCTTTTTTTGATTAGAGGTACTATCGTTGATAATAATATGGTCAAACTCTTTATCTAAATTTGATCTTTTTAAATTCTCTAAGGTTTGATGATCTGTAACAATGCTCACAGGTTTGTCTAACCAGTGATGTATTCTTTTTGCTTGCCATCCTGCTAGAAGGCTATATTGTACCTGCTCATTATCGTGAGCAAAAACTAAAAATCCTTGATTCATAAACCTACCAATGATTTTACAGAACGTTGTTTTTTAATATCGGAGTGTGTCTCGCCAAATTTTGCAATCGCTGACATAAAATTTTCATAGGCTAAACGATGAAACTCTTTAATATTTTCTATCCAAATTGGATTACCGTTTATATCTATCACCCATTGATTTTCTTCTTTGATATTGTATATTGCCGATAGCCATTCTATGTTCGGAGAAAATAATCCCCCATTATATGCATATATACAGTCGTCTTTAAATTTTTGTTTAAGAATATCTTTCTGTTGTTTTAGTGTAGATTGATAATTGGCAAATTCTAATGCTTTCTCTAAATCTTCCATAAATTAAGTCCTTGAACTTATTTAAGTATTCACAGTGAAGGCGACATCGTCTATTGAAGGAGTATCAGCTGTAACTTCGTTTATCGATTTCCTATAATTAATAAATGCAGAAAATGTTCCTTGTATTGTTTCATCCACTGCTGGGCCAGCAGTTTTACCAGCTGGTGGCGTTACCTGATCGCCGGCATCGGCATCTACAAATTGAATTAATATTCTTAATGTTTTAGCATCTCGTAATTGCATGGCTAGATAACCATAATTTTCTTTATATGGACTAGTTGTATCATAAGTTAGTTGAGAGATATACGGATATGTTGCAAGCGGAAGATCCCCTAATTGACTCCTATAATCAGTAGGAGTATAAGTTAGACTCATACCTGGGCATACTACGTCCCTCCAGCCCACTGTTTTGGTGTTAACTGTGCCGCTAGTAGTAAGGCTAGTACTAAGGCTAATTCTTCCCCCACTATTGAAAAAGTACCGTGCGGCATCAGCAGAGCCCCATCTAATATAAGTTTCTAATTGTGCATATCTCTTAGTACTATTCCAACCTTCAACGGTTTTTGTCTGCAGATTAGCAGTTTGTGCTTGCTGAGTATATGCACCAATAGTTGATCCGGTATATATCGTATCTTTACTAGTGATTAGCCCGTCTGCTAATGTGTCGTATTGAACTGCATGTGCCCAGGCAATAGTATTAGCAGTAGTTACATCAGTTATAGTAGGACTTGCACCGTTTTGGTGTCTATGAGTTTTAACAATATCTTGTCTTAGTTGATCCCATTGACTTTCAGTAATTTTTTCAACTCCTACAGTAGAGCTTTGTAAAGTTTGCCCATACCCTTTGTCGCCAGAACCTGCGCCTAATATTGATACAACTTTAGCCCTTATATCATTATATGCTTTCGACAAAATTAAATCTGCTATTGCCATTGTTATTTCCTTTATCCGTAAATTACTACTCGACCACTACCGCCTTGTGCTCCGGGATAACTTTGCGTCCCACCACCACCACCACCACCGCCACTTCCTGGTGTACCTGGTGTGGCTAATATAGTGTTAGATGAACCACCTGTGCCGCCGCCGTTAAATCCAGTACCGCCTGCGGCATTTGTTCTACCACCGCCACCGCCACCGCCGACTGAATATATACGCTCAACCACATTAGCATCTACTCCAAGCCCTCCAACAACACTAGTAGCATTACTGGCTCCACCACCACCACCTGATGCACTTCCCAATCCGCCTGATCCACTATTGCCGCCTACTCCCGCACTAGTTCCGGCAAGACCTCCATTAGCAGTAACTAATCCAGTAATTCCGCCATTAATTGTAGTAATAGTTCCACCACTACCGTTACTACCAGCAGGGCCAGCAGTTCCACCAGCTCCTACGGTGATATATATTGTTTGTCCCGGTGTTACATTATAAGTTAATTGTTTTACTTCACCTCCACCACCACCACCACCTGCATTTACAGTAGAGCCGTATTCTGGATCTTCATAGCTGTTACCACCGCCACCGCCACCGCCACCGCCAGCTAGCAATACCTGAACAGATGAAAGTCCATCTGGAACAATCCATTGATAGTTTCCGGGTGATGAATAGGATCTTGCACTAGGTTGATATTCAGTTACCCACGGAGCTACTGAAAAATTAGGAGATTCTATTACAACTTGATCTATCGATTTTCTATATTCTAATCCGGCGGATATAATTGATTGAATTGGTTCATCAACACCCCTTCCAAAATATACAGGATCTCCTTCGTCGGGGACATTGTTACTATTCCATAGGTCGTGATCTCCGGTATCAGCATCAACTAATCTCACAAAAACTTCTATAGTTCTAGCATCGATATATTTAAATCTCATCAATCCATAATTTTCTGAATAAGGATTAGTGGGGTCGTATCTAATGTATGTCCATTCTTTTTGTGTTCCGGCTAATCCTTGTCTAAATTTTGAATTGTCAAATGTAAAATGTTGATTGTTCATATTAGTTACAACATTATTCCATCCTACCGTTTTTGTATTAGGGCTTCCTACTACGTTTTCGTGAGACATTGTAATTCTTAGATATCCGCCTGAATTAAAAAAATATCTAGCATGATTTGTATCATTAAATGTTACAAAATATTGTTGTTGTTGGTTTTGTTGACCAGCGGTATTAACACCCCAACCGGCATCCAAATCTGTACTTCCGCCATTAATAACTTCTAATTGTTTAGTATACGATCCTGCTGTTGCTCCGATAAATGCTTGATCTTTATTTGTTACAATATTAGAAGCTAATAAATCGTATTGGATTGCATAATACCATTGAATTTGACCGCCTGAAGCAATATCGGAAATTGTGGGATTTTGACCATTTTGATGTTTGTATGCTGATATAATATCATACCTTAATAAATCCCAGTATTCAGAGTGTATTTTATCACTTTTGCCCCTACTTTTGCTGTTACTAGGGCCGTTCACTTCTGTGCTGTACAGAGTTTGTCCATATCCGTAATCACCAGAACCTACACCTAAAACTGAATCAATTTTAGTTCTTATATTGTTAAAGGCTGATGCTAGAATTTTATCATTGGCGGCCATTAGGCATACTCCATAATAGTTGTATATTTATTTGTTATCTAGCAGTATTTACACTATAAATAACATAGGGAGAAATACTATGGAAGAATACATGGATGACTACGATAGTTATAAACGCTATACTAATACTAAATGTCCATGTGGCTGTCCCTCGCATTGTGGTCATAGTTGTTTAGATTGTGATAATTGTACAGATTGCGAATGTAAAACTTGTAAAGAACAAAATGGCTTATTCAACTAAAGTAATCGATCACTACGAGAATCCTCGTAATGTAGGTAAATTTGAAATAGATGATAGTATAGGTACAGGCATGGTTGGTGCACCTGCATGTGGTGATGTTATGAAATTACAAATTAAAGTAGAAGAAGGAATTATTGTAGATGCAAGATTCAAAACATATGGATGCGGATCAGCAATTGCATCAAGCAGTCTTATCACAGAACTTGTCAAAGGCATGTCTCTTGACCAAGCGGCAACTATTAAAAACAGTGACATCGCCCAGGAGTTGGCTCTTCCACCTGTTAAAATCCATTGCTCAATCCTCGCCGAAGATGCAATAAAAGCCGCAGTAGAGGACTATCGTAAAAAACATGATTTTATTCACTGATATAGCTAAAAACAAAATACAAAAATTATTAAAAGACAAAGACTATATAGGTATTCGTATAGGAGTGAGAACTACAGGCTGTAGTGGTCTTGCATATATATTAGAATATGTTAAAGAATATACAGCAGATCCGGGAACAATCAATTACGCCCAAAATGGATTTGCAGTATTAGTAGATATAAAACATGATATATACCTTAAGAATACAAAAGTGGATTATGTACGCAAGGGATTAAATGAGGGTTTTGATTTTATTAACCCCAATGAACGTGACCGCTGTGGTTGCGGCGAAAGTTTTAGGATATAATATGCAAATTGAAATTACTGATTCTTGTATAGAAAAAATAAAAGACCTTATAATAGATGAAGGCAACCCTCACTTAAAATTACGAGTATTTGTACAGGGCGGGGGATGTAGTGGATTCCAATATGGTTTTACATTTGACGAAGTGCAAAATGAAGATGACTTTGATCTAAACAAAGATGGAGTTATATTCTTAATTGATTCTATGAGTTATCAATATCTACAAGGTGCAATTATAGATTACAAAGAAGATCTAATGAGCAGTGAATTTGTCATACGTAATCCAAATGCAGAATCCACCTGCGGATGTGGTAGTAGTTTTTCTGTATGAACTATAAGAATCTTAAAAATTATCCGATTAACCTTACTGCTAGGGAAATTAAAGAATTTGATGCAGATAGTGGAGTTATATTTGTACCACAGACTAACACTAAAATATTTTTGCATTGGATGACAGATACTGGTAAAATTTATGCGACCCACACATTACTATATCCAACACTAGTCCAAAATAAATTAAAGATTATAAATGGTCCGGATGACAGTCAAATTTTGGTTATAGAACTCGGTTGACTTAACTGGTAAATTACTGTATAATAATAACATGTTCAACAAAAAGCCGTAACATGCAAGCTCTCAAAGAAACAACTGGTGGAGATTTCCACCCTCATATCTATCTGCTAGATAGTAATAATCTTGTGGCTTATATACAACATAAGACCACTAAGCCTTTTTACTTTAAAAACCCTATCAAAGGTTTCGACAAGCGTGGTCGCAAGTTTGTAGAAGTAAAACCCAATCCATTTAAAACTAAACTAGTATCTAATACTATCGCTGTACAAGGCAGTAAAGGTAGTACTTATTATGTAGATCCAAATGCCAAGACCTGTACTTGCCCTGGGTTTAATTTCCGTGGTAGTTGTAAACATTTGGAGTCAGTATGAACAAACGAATTCAAGAACTT